AACCAGTACACCGTCCGCTCCGGCTCGGTGATGCAGGTCCAGAACACCGCCGAAACCAGCGTCGACCTCAAGATCCAAAGCCAGAAAGGCGTGGACCTGGAGGTGACCGACGCCGAGCTGACCCTGAGCATCGACGACTTCTCCGAGCGCTTCATCGAGCCGGCGATGTCGGTGCTGGCGGCCAACATCGAGGCCGACGCGCTTTCGATGTACAAGGACGTCTACCAGCAGGTGAACAACCAGGGCTCCGCGGCCGCCTTCAGCAAGTTCCTGCAAGGCCGCAAGATTCTGGTCGACTCCCTGACCCCCCTGAACGACCGCACGGTGATCCTGAACACCCAGGACAACGTGGACATGGTCGACTCGCTGAAGGGCCTCTTCAACGACCAGACCACGATCAGCAAGCAGAACAAGGAAGGCGTCCTGGGTCGCACGGCCAGCTTCGACTTCTACGAGAACACGCTGATCCCGCAGCATACCCGCGGCGCCGGCAACACGTCGTACACGACCGACACCACGACCTCGCAGATGCCGGTCTCCGCGACCGCGCTGACGGCGATCACCGTGGCCTCGGGCTCGGGCGCGATGAACAAGGGCGACGTCTTCACCATCGCGACGGTCTATCGCGTCCATCCGGAGACCAAGGTCTCCACGGGCGCGCTGCATCAGTTCGCGGTGGCGGCCGACTACGCCGGCGGCGCGGGCTCCGTGTCGATCACGCCGTCCATCGTCACCTCCGGCGCCCGCCAGAACGTGACCGTGGTCTCCGGCGGCTCGACCTCGGCCCTGTCGTTCGCCGGCACGGCCTCGACGGCGCACGGCGTCTCGCTGGCCTTCCAGAAGGGCGCCTTCGCCTTCGCGACCGCCGACCTGCCGGTGCCGAAGGGCATGGACATGGCGGCCCGCGAGGAGTTCGACGGCATCTCGATGCGCTTCGTCCGCGGCTTCGACATCATCAACGGCCTGTTCCTGAGCCGGCTGGATGTCCTCTACGGCTACAAGACGATCCGGCCGCAGCTCGCGGTGCGCATCGCCAACAACTAGGCCGGCTGATCTCCCCAACCTGACGGGCTGGCTCTGCGCCAGCCCACTTCTTCATGAAAGGAGCCCAGCCCATGGCTGTGCGCGAAGTCTCCGACGCGAACCCCGACGGCAACCGCCTCGGCCAGTCCGTCTCCGACAAGGTCTCCCTCTGGGGCGCGACGCCCATTGTCCAGCGCTCCGGCGCTGCGCAGGCGACGTCCCTGCTTTCGACCGCCTCTTCGACGGCGATCGATACCCAGACCAAGGCCGCGATCATCGAGATCATGAACACCCTGACGGCCATCGGGGCCTGGAAGGGTTCGGCCTAACCGTGACCGAGGGTCGGCGCAAACTCGTCATCTGCACGCCGACCCTCACCCGGCCTCATCCCGCCACGGTGGCGGCGCTTGAGGCCGCTGCGCCAGCGCTGGAAGCGGCGGGAATCGACCACAGCGCCGGCTTCCGCACCGGTTGCCCCTACATCAGCCATGCGCGGGCCGACCTTCTGCGGGCCGCGCTGGATGCTGGCGCCGACGACATCGTGTTCATCGATCATGACGTGTCGTTCACGCCCACGGACCTCGTGCGCTTGGTCCAGACGCAGGGCGACGTCGTGGCCGGGACCTACCGGTACAAGAAGGCGGAAGAGGAATACATGGGCGCGCTTCTGTGTGCGCCCGACGGCTTCGGCCACGTCCGCCGAGCGGACGGCTGCGCCAGCGCCCATAGCGTCCCGGCCGGCTTCCTGAAGATCACGGCGGCGGGGGTCGCCCAGTTCATGCGGGCCTACCCGGAACTTGTGTTCGGGGCGCCCTTCCATCCCAGCATCGACCTCTTCAACCACGGCGCCCACGAAGGCGTCTGGTACGGCGAGGACATGGCGTTTTGCCGCCGCTGGCGGGCGATGGGCGGCGAAATCTGGCTGCTCCCGGACCTCGACCTGACCCACCACAGCGAGACGGCTGCCTATCCGGGCAACTTCGACCGGTTCATGCGCCGCCAACCCGGCGGCGACCTCGACCCCGCCGTCGGGCGGCTCACCCAATCCGCGGCCTAGCGCCGCCCAACGCGAGAGACCTCATGCGACCGTCCGTTCTCCAGGCCGACACCAAGCTCTATTGCGCCGCCGAGCCCGAGGGCCGCGTCTTCCTGAAGGGCGAGGCCTGGCCCGGCGATGCCTGGTCCGACAAGCCGGGCGGTGAAGTCGCCGGCGGCAAGACAACCGCCCAGGCCGTGAAGGATCTGATCACCGCCCAGGACCAGATCGAAGACCTTCAACGTCAGCTCGCCAAGGCGCTGGGGTCGGCCGACGCTGCCTCCCAAGGGCGCGACGAGGCGGCCCAGAAGCTGGACGACGCCGAACAGGCGCGCATCGCGGCCGAGGCGGCCAAAGACGCTGCGGAGGAGGCGGCCCACAGCTACATGGCCGAGCGCGACCAAGCACTCGCCAACGCTACCGGCCTGACCCAGCGCGCCGAGAAGGCCGAAGCCGATCTTGCCGACGCCAAGGCGACCATCGAGCGCCTGACGGCCGACCTCGCGACCGCGCAACAGGCCGCGGCCGACGCCAAGCCCGCGAAGGGCAAGGCCCAGGCCGACGCTTGAGCCGCGAGAGCGTCTGAGGCTCGTCCATGGCGATCACCAGCTATAGCGAGCTTCAGACGGCGGCGGCCAACTGGCTGGTGCGCGCCGATCTGACCGCGCGCATCCCGGAGTTCATCTCGCTCGCCGAGGCGCGGCTGAACCGGGTGGTGCGCAAACGCCAGGCCGAGGCGGATATCAGCCTCACGGGCGTACCGAACAGCCGGTTCGTCACCCTGCCGGCGGCCTACAGCGAGGCCCTGACGTGCTGGATCACGATCCCGGGCTCGGCTCAGCGGTATGAACTCAACTTCGTCGATCCGGCGAAGATGGACGCCTATACGACCGTCGCCCCGGGCCAGCCGTTCAACTGGACGATCGACGGGACGAACCTCGCCTTCGAGCGCCCGCTGGATCAGGCCTATGCGCTGACGCTGCGGTGTCTGACGGCCTATGCCCTGTCGAATGCGTCGCCGACGAACGCCCTGCTTGCCGACGCGCCGGATGTCTACCTGTTCGCCGTGCTGGCCGAGGCCGGACCGTTCCTGCGCGACGCCGACCTGGCCGCTGCCTACGAGCAGAAGTTGAGCCGCGCCATCGCCGAGCTGAACGGCAAGGACGCCAGGAGCCGTGCCCCGCAGAACCTGGTGACCGAGGCCGGCCAGCTTCAGCGCCTTGGCGGTCGCCGCGGCGTCTACAGCATCAGCACCGACCGATGAGCGGACGCACCCTCGTTCCGGTCGGGCCTGGGATCAAGGACGCCGTCGCCGCGACTGTCCTGAAGAGCCATGAGGACGCGTTGCGCTCGGCGTTCTCCGGCGGCGCGCCCTGGCCGCTGCTCATGACCACGACGGCGAGCCTGCCGCCGCCGGCCAACTACCAACCGTCGCTCGTCATCCTCTCCGATCTTCCCGCGCTCGCCTACTGCGACGGGACCCACTGGCGGCGCGCCGACACCAACGGAGTGATCGTCTGATGCCGAGCTCATGGTCAGCGTCGCTCCGGTTCGAGCTGCAGTTCACCGGCGAGAACATCAACCTGTGGGGCGACAAGCTCAACGCCGTCCTGCAACACGTCGATTACGCCATCGCCGGCTGGCTGACGCTCTCCGTCACGGGCGATACGACGCTCACTACAGCCAATGCGGGCGACGATCAGGCCCGCGCGGCGATGATCAAGCTGACGGGGACGCCTGCGGCCAACTTCAACCTGATCATCCCCAGCGTCAGCAAGAACTACTTCGTCCAGAACGCCACCGGGAAGGCCGTCACCGTCACGACGGGCGCGGGCGCGACGGTGCTGATCGACGCCGGGGACAAGACGGTCGTCTTCTGCGACGGCTCGAACGTCAACACCCTGAACTTCGGCGGCCTGGACCTCAAGCAGTACATCCAGGCCTTCAGCGCCTCGGCCGGCGCCGTTCCCAGCCCGCTCGGCAACGCCGGCAAGTTCCTCTGGAACGACGGGACCAACATCCTCTGGAAGCAGCCGGCGACGACCGACCTGTCCGACTACGCCCGCAACATCCTGGGCGTCCAGATCGCCCTCGCCGTCGCCCTTTAGGAGCCCCACATGGCCGGCACCCCGAACTCCATCCTGACGCCGCAGAAGCCGGTGAGCTTCACGGCCGTCGCGAGCCTTGCCGAAGTCACGTTCAACGCCCCGACGAACATGGTCACGCTGGTCGACGAGACCGTGACCGGCAACAACGACAACGGTCTGCGCCTGACCCAGCTCGTGGCCATCAACCGCAACAACAACCTTGCCGCGGCGGTGAACTGCCAACTCTACAAGAAGGTCGGATCGACCTACACGCAGATCGACTCGACCCTGATGGCGTCGGGCAACCCCAGCGCCACCGTCGCCAACCAGAAGGCTGACTTCGGCCTCAATGAGGACAATCCGCTGATCCTGGCCGCCGGCATCGGCCTGGCGGTGGCGATCGGCTCGGCGGCGACCAACGGCATCGCTTTCCGCGCGAGCGGCGGCGCCTACTGATGCCGAGCGCCAACCGCCTACGCGGGTTCGTCGCGCAAGGGATGTCAGGCCGCAAAGACCTGACGGGCGCGCTGATCGAACTCGTCGGCGGCGTTGACCAGGCGACAGCCGGCGCGGGCTCGATCACAGCGCCGAAGTCCTGCGTCGCCCTGATCTACATCCTCGGCCCCGGCGGGGCTGGCGGGGGCGACGCCAGCCATTCCACCGGCGGTGGCGGCGGCGGCGGCGCGGCGGTATTCAAGCGCCTGCGCATCAATGGCGGCCAGACGATCAGCTTCACAGTCGGGACGGCCGGCGCGGCGGTCTCCGGCGACGCCACCGATACGACCCTGACGCTTCCCAATGGGAATGTCCTGACCGCCGGCGGCGGCAAGGGGGGCTTGAACGGCGGCGCGGCCACAGGGGGCGCGGGCGGCGTCGCCACGGGCGGCGACATCAACCGCAACGGCGGCGCGGGCGGAACGGGATCCGCCAACGGCGCGTCC